CACCACCCGTACCGTGGGGCCAGGGAAAACCTACGCAACCGTCTGTGCTGCTCTCGCTGCCGCTGCCAATAGTGACACGATTAATGTCGATTCCGTTGACGCTTCAGGAAACCAACTCGTCCTGAACGATGACATTTGCACGACCACGCTCACAGGTTTGACGATCACTGGAGTTGGGGGTGGTCGGCCACTGATTCGTCGCACGACCACTGCGCTGACTGCAAGCGGTGCCATCTGGTATTTCAATCCAGCCGGGGCCTCCACACTCACCCTCAACAACATCGAGATGGCAGGGGCGCACAACCTGACGCAAGACGCTTCTCCCATCAAAGCCGTCACCACCACGCTGACCTTTAATAACGTCTACTTTCACCACAACGATAACGGCTTTAAAGGGACCGATGAGGCAGCAGCGGGGGCCAGCCGCTCCTATGACCTGACCATTACGAACTCAGAGATTGCCTATAACGGCGGGCTGACAGAAGGTGCCAACTGGACACCGACCGCGCATAACATCCAGACCGGGCAATGTCGGGCGTTTACCATCACAGGGAGTTGGATACACGATGCACGCGGTGGGAGTGGGATTCGCAGCCGCTGCAATACCAGCATGATCGTGTACAACCGCCTTGCAGACTATCCAGCGGGAACCGAAATCTACTCGTCAGTGGTGCAACCGAACGTGATTTGCACGGGGGAGACCTCGGAAGAGTTAGCGTTTCCGATTGGGGGCACGGCCTATGTGATCGGGAATGTGATCTATCAATCCGTGGGTACGCGGAGTTACGCCATCATCCATTGGCATAGTACAGCAGCAACGACTGGTCAGGCCAATAGCGCAGATGAACTCTACATGACCAACAACACAGTGGTCGATGCGCTCGGTACGTCGAGCACTGTCGGGATCTGGGCGGATCTCGTGACGCCTTCACCACTGACTGTGACCAATAACATCTTTGCGGGCTTCGTGAGTGGTTCGACTGTGTACGCGACAGGTGTGGGGCATGTGGCGCAAACGACGCCCGCGAACAATCAGACCTACACCACGATTGCGGGAGCGGGCTTCGTGAGTCCAGGCGACCAGAACTATCACCTGGCGGTTGGCTCGGCAGCGATCAACGCCGCGAGCACGGACCCAGGCACGGCGCACTCTGTCAATTTGAACCCGGTGAGCAACTACCTCCATCCTCTCAGTGTGACAGCACGGACCTCGACCGGCACGCGAGACATGGGGGCCTACGAGAGCACGGCGACACTCGGAGCCACGATCACCAATCCTGTGATATGGGCCGACCCCGGCGCAACCAGTACGAAAGTCCGATGGACACCCGCACTCAGTGATACGGCGCTTGTGGGCTACACGCTCTTTCGTAATGGGACGATCATTCAAGGAGTGCCGGAGAGCCTCACGGGCCTCAGTTTTACTGATAGCACCGTCATCTCTCCCGGCACGATCTCAACTTACGTCGTCTCAGCAGAGACGGCTGACACGTGTGGAGATGTATCAAATAGTGCGACCGCCGGCCGCATTCGGCAGGTCAATACGCAGAACGCCCCGGTGCTTGACCCAGCCGTAGGATGGCAAGACCTTACGAGAACCGATCTCCTCTCGTTTGTTCCCTCCCTGACTGTTGATATTTTTAACCGTGGGGGCTTTGCCTACGACACGCAGAGCAACCGGCTCCTGCTCTTTTCCAATGCGCAGACGTGGGACAGTAACGCCGTTGTGCAGATGGTGCCGACGACCTTTGTGGCACGGCTGGCGAACGTGTCAGACACGCATATGGGCACGGGTGGCGAGATTACTGCCGGAGGCCGACCCAATGGACGCCAAACCTACGGAGGTGTGGCGTGGCTCCCTGGGAGCAATCAGCTCTTTGTGACAGGCGGGCAACGAGTAGAGACCGGCTTTCTGCAAGATACGTGGGTGTGGACGCCAGGAACGGATACCTGGCAGAAGAACACCCCCACAGGGACTCTGCCTCCCGCCGACGTACAGGCCACAGCCTACGATCCGCTCACAGGGCACGTGTGGGTGTTGACGCCGGGGTGCCTCGATGAGTACGACCCCGTGACCAATGCCTACAATCGTGCTGTGGGGTGCCAGACTCCTATTCCCTCCCATCCCCATGTGGCGCTCGATCCTGACCGTAGACGCCTCTACGTGTGTGCAGAACTCGTCTGCGGGTATTACAATCTCAGCACCTTCGCCTATGTACCGATCACAGATCCCGTCTGCACGCCGCTCATGGTCGCCTTCCCTGGTCTTGAATGGGACGACGTACGAAACGTGGTCCGTGGCTGGGTCGGTGGGAAGAACATCTACACGATTGACCCCACAACCAACACCTGTAGCGTCGATGTATTTGAAGGTGGGCCGGGATACACTCCCACGTATGAAGTGGGATCACGCTTTCAGTATGCGCAAGACCTGAACGCCTTCCTGGTCGGCACGAAAGTAGAGGACGATTTTTTCCTATTGCGGCTCAATACTGACCCGCCCGTGGGCGTGCCTCCCCCACCGACGCCACCACGGGACTTCTACTCCATAACAGGAACCGGGACTATCAGTGGAAAGGTCACTGTTGGACATACCCCCTAAACTTGGCGAATACACACAAAAGGAACATACCATGAGGAAAATACTCCTTGTGATGATCGGGTGCCTACTCCTTGGTGGGCGAGCCTATGGAGCGGACATCACACCGCCCGTAGTGAGCATTGGCCAGCCCCTTGCAGCGCTGACGTGCTCTGGTGATATTATCGACCTCGTTGCGAGCGCCACTGATGACGTAGCGGTGGCGAGCGTACAGTTCACCGTTGACGGAGCAAACGTCGGCAGTGCCGTGACAACCGCTCCGTATGTAAGTGTCTGGAACACAACGCTGGTCAGCAATGGCCTCCATACCCTCACCGCCATAGCCAAAGATCTGGCGGGCAATACCACCACAAGCACGCCGATCACCGTCACGGTCAGTAATCCCGGCACTGTCCAAATTTACACACTCACCGTGACCAAAGCAGGTACCGGGACAGGAACAGTCACAGGACGGGATCTCAACTGTGGGATTACATGCAACGCTGGCTTTACCAACCTTGAGGTGGCAACTCTGGTCGCCACGCCAGCGGCGGGCTCGACGTTTGCGGGCTGGAGTGGAAACCAAGATTGCAGTGACGGTGCGGTGACGATGACCGTAGACAAGACCTGCATTGCCACCTTTACAGCAACAGCGCCAGTCATGCCGATGGTGTTCAATATCACTGGTGTGGTGCAGGTCGATAAGAATGGCAACAGCGTATTTGACGGGTGCGCGGTGGACCAGTGCCTTCCCTTCAACGTGCAGGTCGCGCCATAAGGAACACTCCTCATGAAAAAAATACTCTTTGTTCTTCTCTTTCTCCTTTGCAGTACAACCGTACATGCAGCGGGCAGGGTCTTCACTGATGGATTTGAAGACGGCAATACCAACAAATGGCTCGACGATGGACGAGGGAAAATTCCTATCGTGACCTCCTCCGTGGACGGCATTGCGGGGCCGCATAGCGGGACACACATGGCAGGGGCGAACTTTACTGGCAACAATAGTTTCCCCGGACTCGTACTCAATACTGACGTGCTCTACAACAATGAGTTATTCCTCCGCATGTGGGAACGCCCGGATGGGGATATCCACCAGGGAGACGAGGGCTCTGGATGCTCCTTCAAACTGCTGCGGTTCTTTTTTGCAGAGGGCACGACTTATCATGACTACTATACGGTGGCTGGGCATCCAATGGAGTCGTTTACCTCAGCCGGGAACGCCTGGACCAATTCACAGTTCCCTACCTATTGGGGAGGTGCGGCGGGCGATCACACGAACAACAAGAGTAGTTGGCATAAAGTGGAAATGTACGTTAACCAGTCCGCCGGCATCTTCCGTGTCTGGCATGATGGGGTGATGATCCAGAATAATACGGGCTACGACTTCCACGGGGTGAAATGGACGCCGTTCTACATCCAGTCCAACGGCGATAACTGCGGCATTACAAATAACCATTGGTATCTGGACGATTTTGAAGTGTTTTCTGATACGGGCAGCGGGGCAACGGGCCTGATGAGTGATGCCTCTATTGCTCAGTCCACGGGACCGGACACGACACCACCGACCGTTAGCAGTGTGAGCCCGACGAATGGCGCAACAGGTGTGTCTCTCACCGCTAATGCGGTCGCCACGATGTCAGAAGACATTGACGCCGCGACTGTCACCACAAGTACAGTCGAACTCAGGAATCCCTCGAACACGCTCATCACGTCTGCTGTCAGCGAGAGCAGCCCAGGCGTGATTACGCTCAACCCCAACGCCTCCCTCCTGCCGAGCACGGTGTATACTGCGAAGGTGATCGGCGGTGCCAGTGGTGTCAAAGACGTAGCAGGGAACGCGCTGGCCTCCACCTTTACGTGGACCTTTACCACGATAGCGCCAGACACGACGCCTCCCACCGTGAGTACGGTGATGCCAGCGAACGGGGCCACCAATGTCTCGACTACTATTGCACCCACGATCACGTTTAGTGAAGCGATGGACCCGGCGACGATGACGACGGGGACTGTTGAGATTCGTAGCTCTCCTGGGAGTGTCCAAGTGCCGATCACACCAACCTACAATGCGGCAACGAACACTGCCACGTTGACCCCTACGTCTCCGCTCTCGCTGAACACGACCTATAGTGCCAGGGCCATCAATGGTGCGAGTGGGGTCAAAGATGTTGCGGGCAATGCCTTGGCCTCATTGTTTAGCGCAAGTTTTACGACCACGAACTCCACGAATGATGTGAGTCTAGGGCTGCAAACTGTGGGCGGGACCTTCGACGATGGTGACAAGAACTTCATGAACGGCTCGAAAGTCACTACCGTCACAGGTGGGACCGTCGCTTCGATGTCGGTGTACGTCGGTCCCATCGATGCCACTGCTGCGAATAGAAAGTTTCAATTCGGGATCTACACCAACAACACGGGGACGGGGAAACCTGATACCCTTGTGGCGCAGAGTGTCGAGGGCACGCTGGTTGCCAATAGTTGGAACACGATAAATCTCACCGCCACGCTGGCCCCTGCCACCACCTATTGGCTCTTGTATAACACCAACGCGCTGACCAGTGCGTTTAATAACATGGCGTACAACACCACGTCTGCGGGCGCTGGTGTGTACAGCACGGCAGGCGTGACCTATGGCACGTGGCCGGGAACGTTTCCCGCAGCCACGCTGACGACGACAACCTACTCCCTCTATGTGACGTTCGTTCCTCCAGTTACTGGGCCGTTTGCGCTGACAGTGACGAAGGCAGGAACCGGCACCGGGACGGTGACAGCGACGGGGATTAGTTGCGGCGCGGATTGTACGGAGTCCTACGCAACCAATACCATTGTTCCGTTGACGACGACCCCCACTTCAGGGAGTGTCTTTCTGGGCTGGTCAGGCGATGCAGACTGCGCGGACGGCTCGGTAACAATGGCAGCCGCACGCAATTGTACGGCTACCTTTAATCTGGCTCCGCCCTCGACGTTCACGTTGACCATAACGAAAGCGGGGACCGGCACGGGAACCGTAACCGCGACCGGGATAGCCTGCGGCGCGGACTGTAATGAGGCGTATGATTCTGGAACCGTGGTCGAAGTGATTTCTACAGCAGACGCGACCAGTAATTTTATTGGATATACCGGGACTGGCTGCACCACAGGCTCAGTCACGATGAGCGTCGATCGGACGTGTACCGCGACCTTCGATCTCAAACCGGCGAGCCTCATCAATGCAGGCCCCGTCTGTATACGACAACCCTAGAGGTGAAAAATGAAACATTTTTTTTTCTTAATTTTGCTGCTTGTTCCATCGCTGTGTTTTGGACAGGCGTGTCAATTCGCCAACTCCTATTCCCTTGGCTCGACGTTATACGTGCCCCGCAATGGCTACCTTGCTGGGCTCAACTGCCAGATCCAGAAGACGCCCTACTATCCGTTTACGATGACCGTCCAGTACAAAGGGTCAGACACGCCGATACGATGCACTGTTGCCGGGGGCTACTGTAGTTGGTACGCCGGTACGAATGGTCAAGCAATCGCCGTGAGTGAGGGCTACACCCTCGGTATCAAAATGAATGATCCCGCGAACGCAGACGGCGCAACGGTCAACTGTATGGTACAGATACGAGACACCCCATGACATGCAAATACTGTGGCACAGAGTGTTGGAACAGAGAGTTCATGCCTGGGCGTGGCTGGGAAGACAGTCACCCCAAGTGTCGCCCGTTTCAGCCACGAGTGGAACGGCGCTACGCTCGTGGGCATATCCCGCAAAGTTACGGCGGGCTCGGGCAAGGAATCAACTATCCTGGCGAACGTGAGACGAAGCCCAGTGAGGCCATGCACCAGGCGATTAGAGCCAGAGGGAGATAATGGCGAAGAAGAAAAGTGCTGTCCCGATTGACGATTTGCTAGCCGAGCACGGCGAGGATGCCCTGCGTGATGCGATCCTCGCCACGGGACGGATGCAGCTCATGCTCGCGGTCGAAATGCTCCACACGCAGAAGTGGTGGCTCCAGAAGTTGGAGCAAGCGTTCCGTTCCCCTAAGAGCCCGATGGGTGTCTTGCTCACACGGATCATCGACAAACTGCTACCGAACGCGGGAACCCTGAAGCCAGTCACAGAGCAAGCGGACACCTTCCTAGTCACCTACGAGATGCCACCAGATGAAACGATTCATCAAGCCACTCCCAACACACAACAGAATACACTTTGATAAGCGCCAGGTGATTGCGCTTGTTGGTCCCTGGGGCTCCGGCAAGAGCACCGTATGCGCCGTAGAACTGGCTGTACACTGTTCAAAGTACAAGTGTGATGGTTTGGTTGTCCGCGACACGTACCCTGCTCTAATCGACTCCTGCTGCGCCAAATGGGAGGAACTCTTTGAAGGGCTGGGTGAGATGAACTGGGGGCCACCGCCGACGTGGTATTGGACGAACGAACTCCGGGACCGCAAAGTCTTGTTCCGCTCTGCGCAGGATGCAGAGGACATCCAGAAATTTGGAAGTGTGGAAGTCGGGGCCGCATGGTTAGAGGAAGTTACACCCGGACTACTGCCCGGTGGACAGCTAAACATTGGCATGGCACCTGAAGTGCTGGGCGGTGTATTTGGACGCATGAGAAAATGGCATACGCATGATAACACCCCGGACTGCTCGACCGTACCCGGGGAGGCGTGCGATCATCGGAAGTTGCTTATTAGTGCGCTACCGCCGCCCAGCACTAAGCATTGGTTTCATAGCCTCTTTTATGACAAACGGGCACTCAACCGAGGGCTCTCCGATGAGCAAAGTAATCTATTTGTCTCGCGCAGTGGTCTCTATCGACTCACGCCGGAAGAAAACAGCAAGAATCTTCCCCCCGACTATTACACCTTGCAGGCTGCTTTTCTTACCTCAGAAGACCAAGTGCAACGGTTCCTCAGAGGAGAAGTTGGTTCCGGTTATGGTAAGGCCGCGATCTATGGCGACCAATGGAACGATGCGTTGCACATCAACGATAAGATTGTCCCATCTACTGGCCCTATGGTTATTGGCGTTGACGGCGGTATGGATGCTAGCGCTGTGTTCCTACAAATTCAGCCGAGCGGACGATGCTACATCCTGGGGGAACTCCCCACTCAGGGCCTTGGCCTCGAAGACTTCGCCTACGCCGCGTTGCAATACGGCGGCCTTAACTTCGGGCAACGTAGTTACCAGGTCTGGTGTGACCCGTCCATTTTTTCTCGTGGACCAGACGGGCGCAGTGCTGCAACCCACTTGCAAGCCGGAGGACTTATCGCTCGTCCCGGACCACAAGACCCCAAGATAAGAATAGGCGCTGTCCGTACGTGGCTGTCGCGCTTCGGCTCGCTGGGACCGATAGTCCAAGTCCACCCACGGTGTGAGATGATTATCGAGGGGTTCAGAGGCAGCTACCATTGGAAGATAGCCGGGGGTGTCCCGCTCATTGGGAAGCCGGACAAGAACGAGTTTAGTCACCCGCACGACGCGCTCCAGTATCCGCTCGCTGGTCTCCTCCGCAAAGCAGAGACCGGCGAGGGCCAGAAGTTACCAGCGATCAATCCTGACATCCTTGGCCGCGTGAACAAACCAGCGATCAACCTCTCGCGCTTTACCCGTAGGCCCCCCTCATAGTACAAGGGAGTATGCCAGCACCAGATCCCGGTTCCGACATCCATCGCAAGTTGCTCACACTGATACGGAGCCGTCTCCGCAACTCAGAGGACGTGCTCAGCGCACGTCAGGAGAAGTGGAGACGCTCAGAGCGCTCCTACCGTCTCTTTGTCGATCCGTCCGAGGTGATGAACACGAGCGACGGAACTACCTCAGACCCTGAGTTACTCCATCCCTACCCTACTTCTATCGTGGTTCCTCTCAGCTACGCGCTCACACAGACGCTCGTGAGTTTCTGGCTCACGCTGTTCACGAACAACCGTCCATACTTCATGATCGACCCAGCCGACCAGAACTCAGAGATGGCTGCCAAGAGCCAGGAACTCTTGCTCACCTACCAACTAGATCATGTTGGATGGGTGCCAACGCTCTACCAAGCGCTCGTGGATGCCTGCCGCTACGGGATCGGCATCATGTCCAACACCTGGGAGGTGACACACCGCATCCAGACCACACGGCAGACAATCGCGATGCCTGGACCGGTGGGGCCGATTCAGATTCCCATTACCCAGCAGCAGCAAGTGCTGGAGTACGAGGGCAACATGGTGGACATCGTAGACCCGTTCACCTGGCGACCAGACCCGCGCTGGCCATCGGCTCGCTTTCAGCGTGGCTCCTTCTGTGGCGAGACCATGTGGCGTTCGCTCATCGAACTGCGCCGCAAGCAGGATGAAGGCATCTACAGCAACATCGACCAAATCTCGCGCTATACCGCCGAGCATATGAAGGAGGATCAGTCAGACCGTGACCGCATCTCTGGGATGAACAGCAGATACGGCTTCAGTGTCAACGAACCCAACGACGCGCTTGTGATGGTAGAGCCGCTCATCGTTGACATCGTGCCCGACGACTATCTACTCTCGCCCAGTCAGTCAGTGGAGCGCTGGCTCATTGTCTGTGCCAACCGCTCCATTATTATCCGGGCGGAACCCTATCCGTATGACCATCAGGATTTCAACTACACGACGCTCGAAAGCAGCATGGATTTGCACTCCTTGTCGAACCCTGGGTTAATTGAGATCATGGAGCCGATGCACCAACACATTAGTTGGTTCATCAACAGCATGATCGAGAACGCTCGCAAGTCGCTCAATGACCGTGTGATCTATGATCCTTCCATTGTGAACATGGACGACGTGATGAACCCGAGCGCAGGGAAGGCGATCCGGCTCACACAAGAGTATTGGGGAATCCCCGGTGCAGTCGATCAAGGCGCACGCCAACTCAAGGTGGAAGACATATCGAAACAGAACATGTCACATGTGGGCTTTCTTATCGACCTACTACAACGGGTCGCCGCAGCGAACGAAACTCTGCAAGGTCAGCCGACCCCGGAGGAAAAGACTGCAACGGAAATTAGCTCTATGGCGAATCAAGGCTCCGCTCGCCTACGAACCCAAGCAAAACTGTTTTCTGCTACCGGCTTGGTCCCTCTGGCTCGTCAGATGGTACAGAATAACCAGCAGCTCATGACCCAGCCGACCTACCTCAAGATCATGGGCAGCCTCGCCACGACCTACCCTGGCGTCGGCTCACAAAGTGGGATCTCCATCAGCCCAGAGGACATTCAAGGGCTCTTTCAATTCCCGGTTAGCGATGCCAGCCAGCCGCTTGACCCCGTGCGCTACGCTCGTACCTGGGTGCAGATCATGCAGATGTCGATGTCGAATCCAGCCATCGCGCCGCGTGTGAACCATCTCGCAGTCTGGGCAGAGACCTTAAAGTCGATGGGCATTACCGACCCGTCGAAATTCATCCTGCCCCAGCAGGTCCAGGTCATGCCCGATCAGCAAGTGCAGCAGCAGGTGCAGCAAGGGAACCTCGTCCCGCAGCAACCAGGCGGCGCACCTCCTATTCGTGCTCCGATCCCCGCTCAGCCACAAATGCAGAGTGTGAATGGAGAAGAGAATCGTCCACATTAACAGGAGGTGACATATGGAAAGCCTTGTCTCGCTGGTCATTGCGCTTATCATCGTCGGTGTCTGTCTCTATCTCATCGAACTGTTACCGATGGACGCAACGATAAAGACCATCATTCGCGTGATTATCATCCTCGTTGTGATACTGTGGCTGCTTGGGATGCTGGTTGGGTATGCGCCGCTGCACCTGGGACTCCATTAACGCATGGAACTTGACGAACGCGAATTGGTAATGTTAGAAGCCCTCTCCCGTCACGAGGGCTGGGCGGTCTACCGCAAACTCTTGGAGGACTACCACGAGACGACGGCAAAGGCACTCAGGCAGCGCATCTGCACGCCGGAAGAGCAGGCGCGACACAACGAGAATATGGGTAGACTAAGTGCAATAGAGAAGTGTCACCGCGTGGTCGAAGATATTATCAAGCAGAAATAGGAGGCCGTATGGCGTTTTCACCAGATGAAGTTGAGCAACTCTTTGAGCAACCGCAGGAGCCGCAAGGCGGAGCAGTTGAGACACCACAGCCGCCACAACAAACGCCAGCCCCAGCGGGACCAGACCCGACTGTATTCGCTCTCCAGCAACAGGTGGGCCAACTGACGGGTACGGTGCAAGCCCTGACGAGTATGTTCCAGCAGAATTTCCAGCGTCCAGCAGAGCCGCCGCCACAACAGAAACAAGAGTACTTCACTGAGCAAGACGTGGACGCACTGCTGACGCATCCCAACAAGGCTCATACGTTTAACGTACTCGCGCAGAAGATACGGGATGACGCTGTAGTTCCGATGTCGCAAGCGCTTCAGCAGGCGAACATGCGGCTCAACCAGTTTGAGCAGCAGCAGCAACAAGAGCGCCAGCGCGTAGAAGCAAACCGGCAGGCAGAAGAGAACAAGCGTCTCTTCACCTCGTCCTATCCAGACCTCGAAGGAATGGACAGTCTCATCGCGACCGAAGCGGCACGCCTCGATGCAGCCAGCCGTGCCAATCCCTACATGCTGGCAGGGAAGACGAACAAAGACCTGATGGATGTCCTGGCGACGAACGTGCGGGCAGAGGCTGGTCGCATTGCTGCACGTATGAATGGGACGCCAGTAGCAGAAGGCGAGAAGCCCCGCGCTCCTGCTCGCAGTACCTACATGGAACGTGGCGGGGCTGCCCGTATGCCAGCGCCAGCGCAAACGAAAGACCCGAACAAAGCAGCGCTGACCGATATGGCGAACTACTTAGGGAGGCGTCAGCAGCGATAGTTGACACCTACGGCGATAGCTGCTACTTTCAATTCACTTCAGCTAGTTCTAACTTCTTCTTGCAGCGCCCAGAGTCCCCCCACTCTGGGCGTTTCTGTATCTACTCCTCACTGACAGTACCCGCTATTTCCTTGAGAACATTGAGTTTTTCTGGTATCCCAAAACTACGTCTTTAGATTTTGAGGAGTAGATATGGCAATTCTAGGCTTGCGTGGTGTGGGGAATTTCGCGACGAACGAACATCCCCAGAATTGGCGGGAGGGCATCCTCTTTTATTATCCAAACGGGGAGACGCCCCTCATGGCAATTTCGAGCCAGGGCAAGTCGGAACCCACAGACAGTTACATTTTCAACTGGTGGGATAAGTCGCTTCCTACCAGGCGCGTGTTCGTGAACAACGGCGCAGGCTACAACACCTCGGCGACGACGATTGTGATTGACGATGGCGCTGCGGGAACAGCCAGCACCCATTTCCATAACGGGATCGTCGTGATGAACGAGCGCACGTCAGAGCGTATGATTGTGACGGCGAACCCGACCACTGACTCTCTGACCGTTGCTCGCGGCAAAGGCGCAACCCCTGCGCAGGTCATGCAAGACAATGATGCGTTGCTGATTATCGGCACAGCCTATGAAGACGGCGCGACTGCTGTGAGTGGTATCAGCTACGACCCGACGCAGCGCTTTAACGTGACGCAAATCTTCCAACGTGGCGTGGGGCCACTGACCCGCAGGATGGCAAAGACCACGCTCCGCACTGGCGACAAACTGCTGGACATGAAACACGATGCGTGGCTCTCCATGATGCTCGACTGTGAATGGTCGTCCCTCTTCGGTGACTATCTGGATGAAGCAGGCTCCTCCTCAGCCGTGCGTCGATCCTTCTCCGGTGGCATGACCTATTTCGTCCAGACGAACGTTTTTGACGGTGGTGGCGCGGTCTCCTACTTTGAACTCATGGACATGCTTGAAGACGTGTTCAGAGTCGGCAGCTCTGAGAAGATGGCATTCGCGGGCTCAACCTTCGTGAACGTATTGAACAAACTCGCCAAACTGGAGATGGTCATGAACTCCGTACCGGGGGAACAATCCTTCGGTATGAAGATAGTTGAGATCCTCACTCCCTTCGGAACCCTCTACCTCAAACTACACCCGTTGCTCTCAGACCATCCACTCTACCGCTCGTGGGCGTTCGTCGTGGACATGGCAAACTTCGTCGTCAGGTACATTGACGATGTGATTTATCTTCCCTTCAACGACGTGAGCAACCCGCATCGCCGACAAGATGAGTACTACGGCGATCTTGGCTGGGAGTGGCAGATTGAAAAGAGCCACGCGATTCTGAAGAATTTTACTACCGTCATCTAACCACAGGGGAACACAGGGGAACACAATGCGAAGATTACAATTCATCAACAGACCCTCATCTCCTGGCGTTGGAGTGGTGCTGCCGAGCGTTCAGCAGGGCGGCGCAGGGTATTACCCAGTCATAGGGAACGCCTATATCCATCTCGATGACTTCCTTGACACCAACATTGACGCGCAGGAATGGGCAGACGGTTCCAATCTGGGCACCAGCGGCGCAAGCCCCAAGAGTGTGGCCAACTCCTTCCTGACGATGACCACCTCCACGGCGACTGGTACCATCGCTACCTTCGTAACGAAAGGTTCTGTCACCAGTGGGAACAACATTTACAACGTGCCCTTCCGTGTCCTCTATAACGCACGCATCTCAACCACTGCTGGTGCAGGCATTGCTCCAACAGGCGGTCTCGATTTCTATCTTGGTGTCCGTGACTCCGCAGAGCAACACATTGCGCAATTTCATATTGATTGCTCGACCGCCGGCGGATCTTCTCTTGCAGCTCCTGCTGTCAGTTGCGAGACTCGGCAGGGGAGCACTGCCGCCGCCTTCATCAACTCGGCGGCAACGATCATCTTCAATAGTGCATGGAACCGTACCGCGACGATGGTGACGGGATTCATGATCGAAGTCACGCACCGTGGCGTAGCGTTCGCGCTTCGTGACCCAGTAGGAAACAACCCACCGCAACTGCTCTCCTACTTCGGCAGCAAGATCCCCCGCATCGATAAGAACTACGCGCTGGACATGAGAGCCATCGCCAACGGGACCGCTGGCTACACACAATCAAGCGGCGTGTCCTTTGAGATTGACAACGTGACAGTGGAGCAGTTCGCTCCAGAGTTCGCACCGCTGAACCCTGGACAAGACTCTCTCACTCTCGTCGGTGGCGTCCGTTCCGGCTTCGTTACTCAGGCGCTTGGCTCGGCAGCCGGTTCCCTCGTGACTTCTGGCAGTGGGCTATTCCTTGGCTACTCCGCAGGCTCCTCAGCCACATCTGGCGGCGATCTCTTCCTGGCCGTGTGGGATGCCTCAGCCGCAGGGTCAAGCGTCTACGACTTCGTTTCGACGAACAGCGCAACCTCGCTGGCGCGTCTCCTCTGGTACGGGCAACTCGGTGGTGTGAGTTCAGCGGGAGCAGACGGCAGCGGGCTTGCCATTGGTGGCCTTCCCGCAGGCGGTCTTCCGTTTCAACGTGGCTTAGTGGTAGGCTCAGTGACAGGAGCCGCGAGTGCAGTCGGTGGCTCAGCGCTCAACGTGCTCGTCGTGTACCGAGCCAATTCATAGGAGAATACGTGTCTCACTTCGTCGCCCGGTGTTACAACTATCCTGAGATGAAATTCAACGTACCGACGTTGCGCCCGATCTACGCGCAGGACGAACGCCGGAGTCAATCGACGTGGAAGAAGTTTACGGGCGGCGTCTTTGATACGATGGTAGAGGAAATACCGGACGACGAATGCGAGCATATCCGCAGAGCACTGGAGAAGTGCGCGAAGGTTGGCGCGAACATTACCTTCACGATCCCAGAGGAAATACTACACGTAGGAAAGGAGCCAGCACATGGCATCAGGTGATAAAGTCTCAACAGGGAAATCCAACATCAACAAGATTAAAGATGGAGTCGGCGACGGGCCGAAGATGGGCGTCAGTGAAGTAGACCCGACCAGCCAGAGCCCAAAGAAAGTCAGCGGGATTCAAGACTTCATGAGCGATACCGAGTTGAAGCCGAACAAAGTTAGCGGCACCAAATCCTTCTAGGTATGCCACTCACAGGGCCAGATAAAAAGATCATGTCGTCAATGGAGAAGACGTACAAAAGCCCCAAGAAGGCCAAAAACGTCTTCTATGCAATGGCAACGTCAGGGAAACTTGGCGGGGCCATCCAGAAACGCCACGGTTCACAGTTCAGGAAGAACAAGGGGCCGAGCGTAGATAAGAAGGAGAGCGCAAATGGGTAGGCCAAACGTATCCGTTCCCCCAGGAGAAGCGGCAGCGACAAAGAAACCATCTGCCCCTCCAGCTCAAAGAGCAGCAATGATGGGGAAGCCGTCTGCTCCTCCAGCTCAAGCCGCCGCCGCAGCAGAGATGCAAAAGCCATTTGCACCTCCAGGGCAAGCAGCAGCCGCGCTGGTCCCTCCCCCGATCATGGGGAAACCATCTGCTCCGCCCTCACAAACAGCAGGAGTGAGCACGCCTATCAACCCTGGGTCTATTCCCATTGGTAATGACTGGCCGCAGCCTCCCGGGAGTGGAAAACCATCTGCGCCACCGTCACCAACAAGCCCGTGGGACGAACGCATTCCTGGCCGCCGATACCCTGGGGATTTGAATGGTGGCCTTGTGACAGGGAAGCCAACGGCACCCCCCTCTCCTGCTCCTGGTCCGTGGTCCGAGCAGATTCCTAACGGTGGCATGGGAACAGGGAAACCGACTGACCCTGGCTCGGCGCTGCCGTCAGATCCTCGACGCCGCTACATGGGTTCTGGTCGCTATCCTTTTGACTATTAGGTGATTATGAAGCCGCCAATGAAGAAGCCAATGGCAAAGAAGCCGATGCCTCCAGACATGCCGATGAAATCAAAGGATATGCCGATGATGCCACCGAAGGCAGCGGCTCCTGACATGGGCAGGCGCATGACGAAGGCGGGAGGAAGGTACACCTTCGATGGCTAAGTATGACAAAGGCGTGAAGTCCGGGCCAGACCCGGACTGGCACGTCAAAGAACAGGAAGTGCCCAAGGTACGCTACGGGAAAAACCTGATTGAGCGTATGGCGGGGACAGTGAAACCATCTACGAAGAACGAAGACAGCGGTAGCGATTCCCCAGCAGACGACTAAACTTTTCTGCTGGGTGAAAGGAACTCCATGCCCAGCACAATCAGCGGCGTAATAGACATTGTTCGCGCACGCCTCGACTTCTCGGGCCTCTCCGACCTCGAGATGCTGGACCTTATCAACGATGAGCAGCGCCGCATCCTCAGACAGTACCCATTCCTCTCCTTTGAAGGGCGTTCTTCTGGCACCTTAGTCGCCGCCAATCCGCAGACGTTCGCGCTTCCCTCAGACTTCGCAGTAGCAACCGCCTTCTTCATCTACACCGCCACCGGCGCTCCTGCACTGGTCCCTGGCATCTCCTACGCCGAGGGGCTGGAGAGCTACGCCTCAGCAGCTACACAGGCCGTGCCCGCACGGCTGGCGTTCTATGGAACGGTGGGCTACCTCTTCCCTGCACTTCAGGCAAATGCGCCCTATCTGATGCTCTACCAGAGCCAGCCCGCAGACTTCGCCACGATCACCGCAACCAATGCGCTGCTCCAGAAGGCTCCCGAGGTGCTGAACTATGCGACTGTTGCTGGCGCGTATGAAGCAACGGGAGAGATAAAACTGTCTGCCGTCATGCGAGCCAAGGCCGCCGACGCAGTGAAGGCACTGATACGGCAGACCATTAACGCCCGAGAAACGTACCGCAGCGCAATTCCTGTCACTCCTGGCGGAGCGCCACAGAGGTAATATGGCCGACGCAGTTCCCGTCAATGAAAAAACACTGAACTACTCACCGCTCCAGAGTAGCGTCTACACAGCGGTGGAGTACACGATCCCGTTGCAGCTCGCGGCACCGGACTTGAGCGTCCTTCACCTCGGGACGCAGTTCCTGCCCGAAGCAACAAACGTTGTCATCCGAGGTGGACGTGTCAAAAGTCGTGAGGGGACCGCATGGATGACAACCGGCATATCTGGCAGCGTCATCGTTGGCGGATTCGAGCATACTTTGCATAACGCTAGCGCAATGTACTTGCTTGCCACGACCACGAACGTCTATCTCTACGATAAGGGAGCCAGTTCGTTGACGGCAATGCTCGCTAGTTCCTGGGTCGCTCCGAACAATGATTCGCATGTGGACTGGGTGCCCATGCGTACTGCATCGTCAGGGCTTCGCTTGCTTGTCGTCACGGTGTCGCCTCCCAGTGCCGTACAAGAGCCAGTCCGCTGGTGGGATGGCAACACAGCCTCGACGTTTACTGTCATGAGCACCGCCGTGCAAGGCAACTGCGGGATCATGTGGAAGTCGCACTTTCTGTTAGGAGATACGAACGATATAGACGGCCTACTTCCTTACCGTGTCCACTGGTCAGCGCTAGGCGATCCGACCGTATGGGACGGTACCGCCAGTGCGGGGAGCATAGACCTCCTTGATAAGAACACGTCGCGCATCTGGCGGTTTATGCCACTCCGCCGCAACCTCCTGGCCTACAAAGAACAGGGCGTGCATAGTCTCACGTACAAAGACCCGCCATTCTACTTCACTCAGCAGTTGGAAAGCGAACAGCTCTCACTCATCGGGCGCAGTGCCGTGGTCTCTGTGAACGATGGCGACTCACACTTCCTCGTTACACGAGATGGCATCATGCTCTGGGATGGACAGACGGTAACTCCCATCGGTAGGAACCGCGTGGATAGAACCATCCTCCGAGACCTTGATTATCTCCACGTCGGGCAAGTCACGACTAGTTACTATCCACTGACCCAGGAGGTGATGCTCACCTACTCCACCCGCACGAGTGTGATGTGTTGGGTCTATAACTTAGAGTTCAATTCGTGGAGCACGATTGATAAGTGTCCACACAACGGGACGACGCTCTATAAGGTCTTTGCCTCTGGCTCTCCTCGGTTTGTCGCCAACGATAGACGATCACAGCCGAGCCAGATACTCGTCTATTTCGTTGGCGTCGGCGATCAAGTGGGGTCAAGTAGTTCCGCTGTTGTGACCAGCAGCGTTGTGACGCCTCCGCTCGATTTTGGCAGTTTCGCCGGGAAACGTGTCCTCAAGATTCACCCGTTGCTGAGACTGACCAATGCGTTAAACGAAAATGTCTTCGGACAAAGTACAGTGGATGTGTCAGTGCAAGGGTCGGAAGTGCCGTGGGATGGTGTTGTCGGTGGGAACGTCAAAACTGTGACCATGCCCTTTGGGGGCGTGCCTCCGCAGCCTATGCCGACAGTTAGTGAGCACATCGATGGGCGCTACATTACGGTCAAGATGGAGTATGTTGGTATCAATACTCAGGTGGAATTTGGCAGCGTCGTGCTCCTGCCGACGCTCCGCACGGATGCACGGCTGAATAAAACTGTATGAACTTTTTCACTCCAGAACTTGGACCGCCACTCGCGTCAACGACAGACCTTGAAGACTGGCGACGGCGCGTCACCGACTATCTGAACGGTCTCCGGCAAGTCATCGACACACAGATGATCGCGTTCATTAGCGACCCCGCGCAATTCGCGGACCGTATCATTGGCGGGCAACAGATTTCACTGGGCACGTTTGCCCAGCAGACCGCGAACCTGGCTATAGGTGCCAGCACAATGCTGGTGTTCAATGTGGCGAACAGCTCGCCGCTGTTGGCAAGTCCCTCCTGTACGTCTGCTGGCTGGTTCGTCTCGATGGCGGGCAGTACCACCGCCGTGCAGCGGGTGAACGTTCTTAACCAAAGCGGCTCGACCGCAGGCGCGACCGTCTACTTGCGCTACTTTCCATAGGAGACTGAGACATGGGAATTTTTTCTCCCGAAGAGGCAAAACAGACCCAACCCTGGGATAAGCAGTACGGACTGTGGACGCTGCTGTCTATGTTCATGCCGCAGTTTGGTGAGGGGTTTCAATCGGCCAAGCCGAACATGTTTAACCAGGTGTTCGGCAAAGGCACGGACACAGGCGACATTGCCGACAACCCGCTCTCGCAGATCTTCAAGTCATACGACCCTCAGAATTTCTTGAAGAGTCTAGGACGAGACGCTACGGCACCAGAACAGGCACTCTTGGACAAGTCCCTCTTTGGGGTAGGCGTCCAGCCAGACTTGAGCGGGGCAACAGCAGCAACGGGGGGGCTGCAGGATCTCATGAAGCAACTGAACCCAGGCGAAGGCGGTGGCTTTGGTGCGAACTTCCAGAATCTGCTCCAGGGTGTTGGTGGACCAGCAGGCGCGAATATGCCACAGGTAACGCCACAGCTCCCACAGGCAACCCCACGACTGAACGCTGCCACAGGGATGACTCCTCCCACTCCAGGTGCTGCTGCCTTTGGCGTGGGACAAGGGCCACAGTCGCTCCAGTTCAGCGGGGGCGGTGGCTATGGAGGAGGAGGCGGAGGAGGAGCACAGAACATTTTGCAAACCCTTATGAAGTCGCTCGGTGGGTTCAATCAACCCTATCCGTATCGCTTTCAATAGGAGAGAGCCGTGGCAACACAACCATATTGGGATGCATCGCTCGGGCGCTATGTTGACCCTGTAACTGAGGGAGTGAGGACTGACGTTGCGCAACGTCAGTCGGGGTATAATTACACGCCACTGCCGAAGCAGAGCATTGCGCAGAACCCCGTGCAACAGCCGTCTATGCAGTTTCCGTCGCAAGCGCCCGCTGCTCCAGCTCAGGCATCCTCCCCTTTTGTCGGTGGTTCGATGCCGAGTACGTTCATGAACCCAACGGCTTCCACCATCAACCAGACGAACCAGAACCCAGGGAGTGTAACCCGGAACGTTACACCAACCGTTGGGAACACGGGATACAATGCCAGCGGGACACAGCCGAGCACATCGCTCTTTGGTGGTATTGCTAATTACATGAAGCCCGGGCAAACCGTATCGCCCGCAATGGCTCCTATGGGGGGTAGTCTTGGGAATGGTGGGACCGCACCAATGACAGGAGGCCAGCCCGCCGCCACTGGTGGCTTCTCCAACATTGGCTCACCAACAAACCCTGACTTCTGGAATCCTAGCCGCCAACCCTCTTACGGGACGCTTCCTCCTGGAGTATCAGCGCCACTGATGACCGATGTACAGAAGGGCTACAACGGTCAGCCACAACGCTTAAATCCGTGGTCTACCGATCCAGCAACAAAGTACAGCACGCCAACCTCAGACTCTGATTTCATGGTGCGGAACCAGATCCTCGCCAGTGTGAACAAAGACCTCGGCTATGCCTCCTACACGCCGACCTTTGAACTCCACAACGAGAGCAATGACGTCAAAGCGAATAACGTTAAGGCGTGGGATATGTACTCTCAGCGGATGCAAGCGGCGGGACTGGGGAACATGGTAGGACCAGAACCGCAAGCGATTGCGGCGGCGCGTGTGGACCCGGCAGTCATGGCGAACCCGAACTATCCACAGGCTGGAACGCAGTACGGTGCTGCCCCTACTACTGGTGGCGGATATCAGTCAACCCCAGCGGGAAGTCTGAACCCCACGAATCAATATCCGAGTGGCGCAGCACCGATGGGGCCTCCTGGGTATGGCAACCCACAGCCGAACACAGGCTCGCCTGGGCCATACTCTCCCACGGGCGCAACGCTGCCGCCCAACTTTCCCACTGGACAGGGAGACCTCAGCACCACGCCAAACGTCGGCGGTTTTTTTGGCCAACTTGCACAGTCGTACCCGCAACTTGGTGGCGCACTGGCGCAACTCCTTGGTCCGCTGGCTCCTTATGTGGACGCAGCCACCAGTGGATCTAACGCCGCGTTCCAGCAAGATAAGGCGAACCAGGATATAGAATTACAGTCACGCTTCGCGAACGAAGGTAGCTATCTCTCGTCTCCGATGTTCGCTGGGCAGGGACAACTCGACGCGAACCTGACAGCGCAGCACCTCCGCGACATTGGGCAGCTACAGACTGACGCGGCTAACAACCAGGCAAACCGTAGCACCTCGACCGCCAACAACCTGGCGCAGATGTTTACGACCATGAGCCAGCAGGCCATGCAGAGCGGCTCAATGTTGCAAGCGGCGCAGTGGCAGACGATGGCGGATCTGTTCAAGACGCAGACTGGCGCAGACACCAGCCGATACCAAACAGATGTCGGCGCACAGACCAGCATGTACAACACCAACGTCGGCGCTGCCTCACAGCGATACGCGACCGATGCCGATACCTACAAGTCACAGCTCCAGTACTCACTGGGGCAAGCGGGGCTCGGTGTGCAGCAGACAGGACAGGTGCTCCAATTCCTCGACAGCGCACAAGCACGACAACTGCAAGCGCAAGGGCAGAGTTTCGACCAGATATTAAAGATCGCGCTCACCCAGGCTGGAGCAGATCAATCTGTGCTCGATAAACTCTATGCCGCATCGCAAGCACCAGGAACCGCAGGGCTCGACCTCTTTAAGACCCTCTCTGGTATTCAGAACGTCCAAAGCCAGACTGGAGCGAGCCCGATAGGCCAAGCCGTCCTCGGTGGTCTCGGGGGTCTCGTGGGCGCTGGTGGTAACATCTTTAGTTCGCTGCTTGGTCAGTTAGCGACGAACGGAATGATAGTAGTCTAGGTGAAATATGCCGACTGATTTTCAATCGTGGCTCGACGAACAGAAACAACAAGGGTTACAGTTCCCCGATCAGGGGACTGTACAGCCGGAAGCCCCCCAGGCTTCTCCCTCTGCTACCCCTCCTGGAGGGGCTCCCGCTCCTCCGTCGTCTCTCGCTGCGATGATGCAAGCGCTCCAGCAGTCGCAACAACAGTCACAACCCCAGCAAGCACCAGGTCTCTTAGGTGCTCTGGGGCAGCTCGTCAAGGGAGCCGCGCAAGGGTTTCAATCCGTAGCCGCACCGCGCACGCTTCCTCCCGCTGGTCAGCCCACATTTGAGCAACGCCAGCAGTTCGAGATGATGAAGAACCTGATGATCTATGAACGGATGCAGGAACTTGCCACGCAACAGCAGGGAGCAGCGTCTGCCTTGGCAGATCAGCAGGCCAGAGCGCGACTGGCGCAGGAAGCCGAACGTGCGAAAAATAACATAGCGACTAAACAGACAGCTCCCGGTATTAACCCTGAAATTCCACGTCACAACATGAGTGCAGAGAATATTGCTGCTGAAAACCTCCGGCAAGAGGGACTACTACGAGCAGCACAGACACAAGCAGCGCAAGCCACGGCTGGGCTCAGTGGAACAAAAGGAAGGTTCTTAGATTCTATGCTTGGTGGCGGTGGTGACGTAGGAGGAGCAGCGCCAGACTATGGCGGTGGCCTCCTACCAGCGCCAGAGTCGGCAACACATCCGCTGAACCCTCCCTCTAGTCCGGGCGCAGCCGCTCCTGCTGGCAGTCTCAAGGGGGCGCTGCAAGGGATGCAATTAGAGGGAGCAAACGTTGAGGGCATGAATTTTAAGCGGCAGAAGTCAGACGAACAGATCGCCCACGAAGCGATGGTAAAGAGACGAGGAACACAGCAAGGCGTTCGTGAGGAGGCACGGCAGGCATCTTCAGAGACGACTGGCCCAGTCATAGACAACCTTGAACGGATTGCAATGGAGCACTCAGTACAGGGAAAGGGGGGGGATACCCTACTAGGGAGAGCGGGTGCAGGGATCAACGCGGCAGTGGGCGCACGGTTACAGACGGATGAAGACGCGAAGAACTATAACAGGGACTCCACCGTCTGGATGGAAGGCATGTTACGGAAAGCGAAGGCGGCAGGAGGACAATTCACTGACCGTGATGAGATACGTATGCGGCAGGCAATGCCTACCCTGGGGTGGGACACTCCCGCCGTTGTCAAATCCGCCTTTACTTCTTTCAGGCTCATGACTGACCTTGCCGATAATGGACACTGGGACCAGGTTAAGGCGCTTCTATATTCCCTTCCAACAGGAGCAGCAGGAGCCAGTCACAAGGTAGACGTGCCGTCAACGGGTCAATCTGCGGGGGCTCCTGCTGGACTTACCCCATACGAACAAGGGCTATTAGATAAGTACGTTCCACAGAGGTAACATGGCCGAGAATTTTATTCCCTCCGCGCTAGGACAGCCAGGTCAAACTGATGACCCGCAGAAAGCAATGGCAGATGCTGTTGCTGCGTACAAAGCGCTTGTAAATGACCCCGGCTTTGCTGCACTCCCAGAGGATCGGAAAGGGATGCTCGTCCGTGCGGCGAATGATCGCCTCCAGTTGGCCGGTGCAGCGCAGCGCTCATTCGTCGGGGCTCCAGCGCCGGCAGCGAATGCAGCGAGAGAACTCACGCCTGCCGTTGGGGGATTACTTGCACAGCAGAGTGACCCGAATGCGCCAGCACGTGACATTGACTTGAAACAGATGGCGAAGCAGTCATGGCCGGGAATGGTGGGCTCTCTCGGTGGTCAACTCCTCTTGGCACGCCTGGGTATGGGGCCAGCCGCTCAGGGCCTCGGTGCTGCAGTCGGTGGTGCAATGGGTGAGGGCGCAAGCCAGCTCACAGGCAATAGCCCGGTCAGCCCGACCTCGTTGTTACTTCAACTCTTGCCTGCTCTCCCTAATGCGGCCCTGAGTGGGAAGAAAGAGTTTGGCCGTGCTAGGGCGTCGATGAACCCCGCGACTCCTGCTGCCATCGCAGAGGATGCACTGAAGACACAGGGAAATATCGCGCAACGCTTTGCTCCGGTGGAATCGAGTGAGAGTCAGTTTGGCAAGGTACAAGTTGACCCTGAGTATAGAGCGATTACCGCTCTTCCTCTGGAAACGAAAGAGAGGGCAGTTAGCCCACATGAATACTTTCCCCAACCAGAAGAACCTGTCTGGAGTGAACATGGAACTCACGTTCTGACAAACCGCCTCGCCCCTCAAGATCAACATATTCCATTGCCAAGAGTTGACCCTATTGTCTCTGTCAGTGATAAATTTATACGTCCCATTGAGATGACGAACGCACACGTCATCATGCAGAATGTGAAGGACTACGTAGCTCGCGTTGCGCCACAGATGGGACCGCTAGGCAAAGAACTTCAGTCCGATATGTCAGCGCTCAACGTCTCCCCCACTATGAACGTAGAAGGAATAGACACCGCATTGAAACGTCTTAATAACTGGCGAGGGCCGACCGGAGCGGGGCTTCCTCCAGATGTCAAGCAACAGATTGGTAGCCTCCATAGCGCTATCTGGGATGACGTAATGACCTCTCCCCTCGGCCCACAGTTTAAGGACGCTTATCACGCATACAAGCGTGAACTCGTGGTCGGCCATGTGCAAGACGTGGTGGACGCCGCGACCCATGACTTCGGCGGGGTGACTGGTATCCCGAACATGGATTCTCTAGCCGATGCCTTACGCCGGACGCGGAAGCAAGAGCAGGTGATGCACGATCCTTCTACGCCGTCGGCTCAGGGAGGCCCAGGCGTGGTGCCTGAGGCAGAATGGCAAGCGCTGCGAGAGGCGATGGTCCCAGCCCAACGAGAACAGAAAGTATGGACTAGAGGAAACAACAACCTGTCTGGTTCGATGATCCCGACCATGACAGGCTACCATGCTGGACAAGCGATTGCTGGCCCTCTTGGTGGGCTCGCAGGTGCTGAAGTCGCGAACCAAGGAGCAAGTCTGTTCCGTCGTCATATCATGGATAAGTCATTAGCAACCCCGACCGTTAGACAAGGACTGCTTGATGCGATCCGACAACCCATCACAGGAAACGTCTTTACTGCGGCGAGTCCGGCAGTGATGGAGGGATTAGCACAGTACCTCCGCGATAAGATGCAGCGTGAGAGCGGGCAAGAACAATAAGCAGCAGGCCAGAGCCCATGAGTATCAGCGTGCTCGGCTCTGGATTCTCCGTCACCTCAGGCCCATTTCCCCACACTACATTGCTGAGCACCGGGGCAGGAAGGACAGGATTGATACCCTCGGACGAGAAGAATTGCGTCTCACGAGCAAACAGATTCCACAGATGATGCCCAGGTTGGGCGCGATCCCAGTCCGAGAACATCCCAATAGCAATCGCGCATGGCTCCAAGCATACTTGGTTATAAGGCCATACCAGCATAGAAATCTCACCATAGGTACTATAATCCGGGTCGTCATTCTCTGTCAGAGTGACATGGAAGGTCAGGGGATCTTCGGGGCTTGGGACGAACGCTTGCCAGAAGATCCCACGCTCCGGCAGGGTAATGCCATCCGTCAGATTCCCGCGCTCTGGAGCAAAGAGCGGATCGCCGACCGGGAATCCACGATAGCCCCAGTGAAAGTCGAAGAGTGTCATGGTGTTGACTGCTGCCCCTTCTGACTCGCCCCAATCAATCCCGAATGCCACGCCTCCTTGTATGGGGCCAGCCTCATCAATAGGCCGAAGGTCCCAACTCACATCAAACGAGAGGGCATGACTGAATGAGGGGAACAGCAGCACACATACCAGGATGAGGACTACCATTGTTCTAACTCCTTGTCGGTTGGGTAGCGATTGTTTGCCATCATGAAGGACAGGCGCTTTGCACGGATGCCCACCTGTCCCGCCCATTTGCTTTTCATCATCTGCGTAGACGCCGTCACATAGTCACCACCTTTGATAGCTGCCAAGGTCGCAGTGAATTTCTTGAGCCCGGCAAGGCCCAGGTTAAAACACATGTCGATGAGGACGCGCTGGCGGATCTCGGACAGTCCATAGAAAAATGGCAAGAAATTTTTCAGCTCTATTTGCGCTGTCATAATGTCATGGTCAAGGAGAGAATACGCCTCATATTTTGTGAGGCCATTCGTGATGAGGTTTCTTCCAACTCCGATGGTAGGATAGCCAATCAAAATTTTCCCTGGTTTCAGTGGTTCCCCTGTCGCGTCGTCATACACGACCAGCCGCAGCCCCTCATGCAAGATGAGTTGGTCTTCGAGTGTCATAGCTCCTCCATTGGATGCAGAGTATCCTGGGGAACGCAGAAGGCAGGCCGCCCCTTCGCGACATCCCTCCACCAGTCTTGTCGTTTGCCTTCACGCCCTGTGATCCAGCCACGCAGTGTGAACCTCGGGGCATCATGCGAGAGCACGAGGATAAACTGGTCATCATCTGCGTCAGTGGGGTGCAAGAGCAGGTCGCCCCAGTCGCGGCTGCTCGTCCGCACTTGCAGATGTCCAACGTCTCGTGCGCTAAAGTCTCCCATCGCCCCGTCCCAGAAATGCCCGAGCCACTTGGCCACCGCGAGTTCCCCGCACGCACCGTCACAGTTTATCTGCCAACCCACCTCTGCGTTGTTCACGCCATAGCGTCCGGGTTTCTGCACGCCTTTGACATGGCGAGAGACCCCGACGAGACCAGCGTAAAACAAGTTGTGGGGTGT